CACTGCCGCATTGGGCGGACGCCGACATTCTCCTGCAGGGTGGAATGGCCGAAGCGCCCGCTTTGACGCTCGGCACCACCAACACTGTCGCCCCCGCCAGCCCAGCCCTTACCCAATCCACCAAGGCCGATCCTGCCAGTCCGGTCACTCACCAGGTCTCTCTCTCAAATCAGGAACTCCTGTTCCTGATCCTCCTCGGAGGAAATCGTTCTGGCAAATCACGCTACGCCGGCTGGCGCACCATCCGGTCCGCCGTCGACAATCCCCGCTCCAACATCCTCTGCTTGGCTGAGAATGAAAAGACCTCCATCCAGACTCAGCAATCCATCGTCTGGCATTACCTGCCCAAGGAATGGAAAGCCCTCAACGGCAAACGTTCCCCGAAATTCTACATCAAGTATTCCGACCACCACGGCTTCAGTGACGGCATGTGCCAGCTCCCCAACGGCACCAAGCTCCATTTCAAGACCTACAACCAGGATCCCAACGATTGCGAAGGCTGGATGTTCGGCCGCGCCGGCAACGTCTGCGTCGGGGCGTGGGCGGATGAAAACCTGCGCGTCAACTGGCTCGGCATGCTTCTGCGCCGCCTCCGTTTTCAGCAGGCGCAACTCCTCTGGTCCTACACGCCCATCCACGGCATGACGCCTACCATCGCCGAAGCCGTCGGCGACAACCCCAAGGTGCTGCTCAGCGCGCCCGCCGAACTCCTGCCCGGCAAGGTCAACGTGCCCAAGTTGCCCGCCGGCCACATGCCCTACATCGCCGAAGCCGCCCTCAACCGAGGACGCACCATCTACTTCTGGTCAGCCTTGAATCCCTTCGGCGACGGCCAACGCAGCTTCTACGAAGGCGTCAAGGAAGACTGCGCCGGCCGCTCCAGCGAATACATCCAGCGCATCGCCTACGGCTACACCCGCAAGACCAGCGGCAAACCCTTCCCCCTCTGGGGCAGTTGGAACATCATCCCCCACGCCGAGATTCCCGGCATGACGAAGAACCAGGAACGAAGAACCCGAAACGAGGGAACCGATTACCTGATCGTCGACCCCGCCGGAGGTCGCAATTGGTTCATGTTTTGGGTCCGCGTCACCCGCGACGGACGCCATTACATCTACCGAGAATGGCCCGACGAACAGACCTATGGCGAATGGGCGATACCCAATCCGGAATCCACTGGCGACAACCTCGCCAAACTCCACAAGGCCGGTCCCGCGCAGAACTCCCTCGGCTACGGCGTGTCCCGCTACAAGCAACTCTGGCGCGACCTCGAAGCCGTCGGCGGCGACGACGTGTGGTGCCGCTACATCGATCCCCGCGCCGGCCGCAACCCGCAAGCCGCCCGCCACGGCGGCACCTGTCTGGTCGATGAATTCGCCGTCGACGAATACGTGGGTGGCAAGCTTGTGCCCGGCGTCGAAGTCATCCCTGCCAGCGGCGTCGGCGTCAACGAAGGCCTCACCCAGATCAATGAACTCCTGCACTGGAACCCTGAAGCCCCCATGGACATGGTCATGAACAGTCCGCAGCTTTTCGTCAGCGACCGCTGCCGCCAGATCATCGGCATGTTCCAGCACTGGCCCGGCGAACCCGGCGGAGAGAAACATCCCTGGAAAGACCCCGCCGACTGCGTCCGCTACATGGCCCTCGCCAAACTCCAACCCATCAGCGCCAACATGGAAGTGTGCTATGACTGACCAGGGCTTGGAATGGGTGGGCGTGCTGGAGCAATGCGATTGCTGTGGCGATGAATACCCTGTGTCGAAGATGCAATTCGATGGCACCCAATTCCTTTGCCTCAACTGCCGCGCTGACCAATGTAGCAGCGAGCGTGAGCGAGCAGATTCAATCAACCACGGAAAACACTGAACACACGGAATGAAGTCCGTTTCCGTGTATTCCGTTACTTCCGTGGTTGACAGTTCCGGGTCCATCACGTAGCTAAATCTCTACGGCGTTCCGTTAGGGCTGGGGAGCACTAAGTTTCGAAACGCCAAATGCAAAACAACATTTCCGAGGACCACGACGAACTCGTGGCCCCTTCCAATCCTTCCGCTGAGCCGGACCTCGACCTGCTCTATTCCGAATACGAAGCCGCCGGTGGTGAGCTGCAGCAACGCTGGAACTCCGATCGCGTCGACCAGGTCCGCTACACCCGCTGGCCCGGCCAATCGCAGGACGGCAAGAAACACCGCGCCGACCTCGATGCCGAGCCCAAGCCATGGGAAGGTGCCAGCGATGTTCGCATCGCCAAAGCCGACGAAGTCATCCTCGACCTCAAGGCCACCCTCGTCACCACCGCCATGCGCGGCGTCGTGTCCGGCATGGCCGGCCGTCCGGAATCCGAAGGCGCCGCCGAATACGCCGAGAAAACCATCAACCACTTCCGCCGCCTGAACCGCCGCGAATGGGTGCGCGAACTCGACCTCTTCGCCGACTACACCCTCAACGGTGGTGTCGGAGCCCTGCAGACCGGTTGGGACACCTCCCTGGCCACCATCGACAAGACCATTACCCTCGATGAACTCAAGCAGAATGCCCAGGTGGCCCCCGTGCTCGCCGATCTGCTCGTGCGCGCTCCGGACGACGAAGAATTAATTGCCTTCGTGCGCTCCCTGATCGAGGTGGACGAAACCGAAGCCGCCCGCATTATTGGCGACCTGCAGACCAAGGGCGAGGCCACCTATCCCTACACCTACGTCCGCCACAACAAGCCCACGCTCACCGCCCGCAAATACGGCGAAGATGTGTTTTGGCCGAACAACACCACCGACCTCGACCGCGCCCGCGTCGTGTTCGTGCTCGATCCCATGCACGAAGGCGAACTCCGCGAGAACATCGTCACCGACGACTGGGACGAATCATGGGTGGAAGCCGCCGTCAAGACCCGGGGCATGGACGATGACGCCCTCAACCAAGGGGCCGATTACATCCACGAAGAAGGTTTTGAAGGCGACGCCCGCGCCGATGTCGACAGCAACTCCATCACCGTCGTCTGGGCCTATTACCGCCAGATCGATGAGCGCGGCAATCCCCGCCTCATGTGTACCGTCTTTTGCCCCTACGTAACGAAGAACGAAGAATCAGGAACGAAGAACGCGCGCTACGCGAAACATGGTCCCGTCGGGTATTGGCATGGCAAGATGCCCGTCATCGCCGAGCAACAGGAAAGGGTGAATCGGCGCCTGCTCGATTCCCGCGGCGTCCCCGAAATCGCCGGCACCTGGCAGGACATGATCAAGGCCCAATGCGACATGCTCGTCGATCGCGCCAACCTGGAAGTGAATCCCGCCATGACCGTGCCCGATCGGCTCGGCGAGAAATACCGCACCGGCCCCGGGGTGAAGATGAAGAAATTTCTCGGGCAAGGCATTGAATTCATGGAGCCGCCCAAGGGCAATCCATCCCTGGCCTTCAACCTCATGGAAGTGGTTGACAGGCTCACTGCCAAATACTTCGGCACCGCCCATCCCGACGTGTTGCCGGTCGCGTGGCAGCTTCGCCTGCAATACCGCGCCGCCTTCTTTATGGCCGCCGTCGAGGAAGCCATGGCCCAGGTCTGGCAGCTCAGCGAGCAATACCTCACCCCGTCGGAACGCTACTTCATCTCCGGCGACGAACGCCCGCCCGCCGGACCGGAACTCACCGCCAGCGAAGTCGGCTTCGAACTCGCCTTCGACGTGCGCGATCTCGACATGGAATACACCGTGCAAAAGCTCAAGGCCATTCAGCAGTTCGCCATCCCGCTCGATCGCGGCGGCATGATCGACTACGGCAAGATGGTCGGCCCCGTGATGAACGCCATCGACCCCTCCTTGGCGCGCACCATCATGGGCGATGCCAATGGTGCTGCTCAGCGCGTGCGCAAGGATGTCGAGACCGACGTGGCCATGATGGCGCTCGGCAACGAGGTGGACTACCCGCAACTCGATCCCACCGCCCAGCTCAAGCAGCAATTCCTCCGCGACATCGTGCAGAAAAATCCGAAATACGGACTGGCCCTTGGCCTGGTGCCCGGCGGCGAAGTCGACGAACGCTTCAAGGCCTTGATGCTCAACTACGAGAAAAGCCTCCAGCAATCCATCCAGCAACTCGGCGAAAACAAGATCGCCGGCCTGACTGGAGTCAAAGAGATGAGCGGATAGCAAGTGGTTGAGCAGGGGAGGGCTCAAAACGAAGAACATAGAACATAGAACGGTGAACAATGAACAAACAAACCCAATACGAAGTCGTGTCCGCCCTGAGCGGACTTACTGAGGCCAACCCGGTGCTGAAAGCCGTGGTTGCCATCTGCCGCGATGAGGAAAACATGGTCGCCGCCGACTGTGGCGATCCTGCCGTGGTTGGCGAGCCCCTGCACAAACTCGCCGGCCAACTCAACGGCGTTCGGCGCGTTTGGGAGCGCATCGAAGAATACCGCACCATGCTCCCTGCCGACCTCGAATCTGAAGATTGATCCGTCCAACGCTGACGTGACCAACCGGGGCGAAAACCAACGATGAACATCAACCCAAATCCCGGCCAGAAACCCAACGTCTCCGGTTGTGGTCCACTGGCTTGGTATGCACCAAATGACACTGAGAGACACACTTGGAAACAAGACATGGATGAAAGCGAACGAGGACAAGATCAAGGCGGCTCTGCCTGATGTGTGGACTCATATCGAAAACCTCAACGGCTTGAAGCTTGGATTCCAACTCAAACTGCTAGGCATCGACTGGCGCAGCGAAGATGAGTTCGGGAAAGTGATGGTCTTCCTGGAAAAGGTTGGATTTATGATCCGAAGGAACGGCTACCAGGTGAGAGCGAATCCAGCGAGGGTGCTGTAGTGCCTACCGACGAAGTGACCCACAGCACGAATGACTGAGATGCTGCTATTTGAATCCGCGCCACCGCAACAAGCGGCCTGTGCTGTTGGGTTCACTGGCTTGGTAGCCACAGAAGACATGCAATACGAAGGCAAACTCTACGGGAACATGGGGCGGAAATACTTCGACACAGGGAAGACCACTGAAGATTGGGATGCTCTGTGGAGTAGTGTGATAATGCTGCGGTCAGTGCTGAAAGAACTCATGGCAACTGACGAAATCGATCAACTCTCAAATGAGCAAATGCAGGAGATGAAGGATAAGGCTTGGTGCCCTGAAATGCTGGCAGACGCGTCCGCGCATCTCCGCGCCAGGTATGCCATGGAGAAGACCGAACGACTGGTGGCTACCGCTGACGTGAGCCACGGCGGCGAGAAAGACGCGAACCTATGAATGAAACAGAACAAATGAAGCGGGAACAACTCGGCGACGACATAAGATGCACGGCCCAAGAGCTGGCTGGCGAGTATGCCGCCCGAGAAGACGGCAACCCGCCGTTGGCTCCACGGACTTGTTGTGCGCCAACGAGGGGACAACTGCAACAAATGGTGGAAAAGGATCTCCGTAACATCTGCTCTATATACCCGTCCATCGGCCGAGCCTTCTACGATGAGCCAGAGAAAAGGCTAATCCAACGCATCGCGCATACAATGTGGAAGGCGCACAACGTGGCAGTGAGCCACCGGACGAACTCTAAGAAATCATGAAACAACTATCCGAACCTCCGCAGAAAACGGCATATCCGGTTGGCTCCACTAACGTGGTAGACGCCGACTGTATGGAAAACGATCCGGACTACATCCGCTTCGTGGAAGAGATGTCAAAGGACTGCTCCTGCTATCCCCCGCATAGCCGGCCATGTGACTCACTGCTGGCGGGTGGAATGTGCGATCAAACACCCGAACCAAGAGAATGCTACCACTGTGCGGGACGTGGGTATGTCCTAGGGGAGGAATGCGACTGGTGCAATGGGACGGGTGAAGACTGAGGCGTCTACCGACGAAGTGAGCCGCCGCGCCAACGAAAGCAAATAATATGTATGAACTGGATAAAGACATGGAACTTCCCCAGCCACACCCGGACGATGAACCGCTTGGCGAGGTTGGCTCCACTGGCTTGTTAGCCCAGCTAAAGGCGGCCCATGCGGATGCAAGCCAAAAACTACAAGCCGCTGAGGAAGCGGATATGGTCGCATATAGTGCCTATCAATCTGAACGGGTGAGAGTGTGGCGACGAGGGAATCCCGACCTCGCTGAAAAGGTGGATGAAGTGCTGAGGCTGAAATCCGAAGCCGTCGCACTCCAGAAGCATCTACGTGACCAGAATGTGCCCGGATATGTGCTGGGCTAACGCTGACGTGAGCCACGGGACGAAAGACTAAGGATATGGAAGGCGAAACGAATCAAACGGAAAACGGCGGGCTCCCGTTGGCTCCACGGACTTGTTGTGCCCCAATCCCCCTCCTGCTCGATGAAGCATGGCCAATGAAAGACATGATCAACAAGCTCCTAGAGGCTGCGGACATTTTACTAGACGATTATGG